GTCTCCTGTGATTCGAACGAGAACCGCGCCCCAGTATCCGAAGTGACCCCAAGGCGCACGGCTAACGACTCGATATGTAGCGCCGTCCCACTCGATCTGATCGGAGGTCAGGCTCTTGGATGCCTTTGTGGGATAGATCGGCTGGTCGGTGTAGATCACCAGCGAACCCTTCACGCGGTCGCCTTCCGGAACCTGAGCCAGCGCCTCGTCGTCCGCGATCCCGATCACGCCGAACACCTGGATGTTCTGCGTGTTCGTCACCTGCCAGCCGCCCGCCGCGAACTGGCCGGTCTGCCGGATGATGGTGAAACACTGGGCGGTTCGTGGATTGGTTACTACCCTACTTAAACTAAATGGCATGGTAGAATAGAAAAGGCCCCGCGATGCGCAAACACCGCAAGGGCCAACACCGCGCGCCAACGGAGGGCGCTACGATGCAAGCCAATTATACCGTAATCGGAAAACCTAAACGCCTCAACTATGGGAGTCATCCCCTCAGATTCTTTCAGTTGCTCGAATTTCTCCAGCATATTCCAGAGAATAATTCCTGCATGGTTTGGCCTTATGGCCATACTGCTGGATATGGCACCCTCTCGATACCGGACTGGATTTCCGTAAGAGGATTTGAAAGCAGGACCAATCGCTACATTTGTGCGCACATACTCGCTTATGCTCTGACGAACGGGCCGATTACTGGTGGGCTTGAAGTTTTGCATAAATGCGATAATCCCCCGTGCTTTCGCCCTAGCCATCTCGCGCTTGGTACGCACGCTGAAAACATGCAGGACTGTCAAAACAAAGGCCGCATGTATAAAGTGACAAGCGATGGGCATCCTAAACTTTTCGAGAATGATGTTGCGAAAATCTGGCATGAACACCTTCAATTAAGAAAAGCCTTAGCCGCCCGCTTCAACATCAGCAAGTCTGACATTGACGCCATCCTTCAAGGGAAAATACGCAGACAGTGTATGCCCAAAGAAATATCCAGAAATCTCCGCGCGATGGAGAACAGTCACCTGCGTTGCTTGCCGGATACATGACCTGACGCGGGCCAGGTTGAACGGCATCAGGAGGCCTCACGAACGACCGACGTAATGCTCCTTCTGAGCGCCCCGGTGTCGATGAGAGGCCGGTCGCTTCCCTTGCGTCGTATCGTTCCTGGAGCGTTCGGCGCCCAGTGGTTTCGCGGATCGGTAAACCACCTCTTTGCAGCGTTGGCCGCGACCGTTCCCGCCAGCTTCAGTTCTCGCTCGGCCCGCATAGAGTCTTTGTCCAGAACCGCTTTCGCCGCCGCTCCGAGGTGCGGAGTGATCAGTGCCTTGTTGGCCGCAATCGCCGGCTCCAGAACCGGACGCGCGGGAATGTGCTTCAACGCGCTTCCCTTTGAGTGGATGAAGAGCAGCGCGGCATTCGTGATAGGCCCCTTTTTGCGCGGCGCTTTGTCCGCCGGAATCCCGACGAGCACCTCGCTCTTACTGATACGCGCAATGTCAGCCTTCAACTGCGCGAGGCCGGGGCCGGATTTCTTGACGGTGACGGGAGCAGGCATTGGGCGTATAATCAAATCATGAACGAACGGAAGATAGAACTCCTGGTTGATAGCATTTGTAAAACAATACGCGAGCGGTTATCTATTCCGGGAGCTGGCGTAGATGATACTTGCATCGCCGTCGGCGGAAGCGTAATCCGTTTCTTTGAAAGCACTAACGGTAAATGCTGTGACTGCGGTTACAGCGTTATGACGGGACACGTGATCTAGTAAATCCATAACATTCCCGCGCCCTGCGTTCTTGCCATCGTAGCAAAAATCTTGCCGTACTGAGTCTCCGTCCACGATGCCCAATTATCCAACCCGGTGGTCGGCTGCATTCCGATGCTCACAGGCCCGGCGCTCTCCGACGTTGCGATACCTTGCGCCAAACCAGCGGCGGCGGCCTTTCCGGGAGTCGAGCATTGATTTCCTTCCGAGAGTAGCCACAGAGTTGCAAAGTGGGCAATGAAAAGCGCCATGCCCATCTGCCAGTCATCCAGCCATCGGGCCTGAACGAGATGAGAAGATGCCAGCGCGATGTAGCAGTTGATGACCGCGAGCGGTAGCAGCGGGGCCTGGTAGTCGTTGAAGCTCAAGCCGATCCCGTCCGCGATGGCCGGCTGGGACAGAACGATGGACGTGTTGGCCGTGAAGCCGGTGATAGTCGAGCCGGGAGCGATGGCCGAGCCGATCACCATCTGACCGATGGCGACGCCGGCCGTGGAAGTCACCGAGACGGTCGAGGAACCGTTCGTAAAGGTTCCCGTCAGCACGGTGGCCGGTCCTATGAACTTCGGGTAGATCGAAGAAAAGTCAACCACGCTGTATGGCGGATTGGTGCCGAGGACGATGTTCGATGCCTGGGAAACAAAGCGAGTGTAAATGAACTCATCGCCCCCGGACCAAAGCTCCGAAAGAAGTAAATTGACGTCGGGAAACACGGGCGGTCTCCTTTACGCGCTGGCTGCTGGTTGCTGTGCCGCTGTTGCCTTCTTGGCCGCCGCCTTGACCTGCGCCTTGGTGAGCTCCACGGTTTCTGGGGCGCCGGAGGTCAGGCCGAGTTCATTGGGATTGATTAGCGGCGCCTTCGGAGGCGGCGGTTCAACGGGTTCGGACGTTGCGAACTGCTCGGACAACTCCTTCTGCCGAGCGATGATCTCGTCGGCCACGTCTGGGGCGTAGCCCTTTTCTATGAGCTGGGCCTTGGTAGGAAGGAAAAATCCTGGAGCCTTCGGGGCGAAGTCGCGGATGCTACCATCCGCGACCCCGGCCCGATAGGTGTTGGTCTCGCGTATCCACTCTGGGGCATCGACTTCGCCCGGATTCAGAGTGACGATGGATTCGGAGGCGCCGCGGCGCCCGCCTGGTTGATGAAACGACTTCGCGCGCGTGAGCAAGAACTTCATTTTGTGCTTTCTCCTTGTTCGTTGAAATCGGATGCTGATATCCGAATCAGATCCCGTCCATATAGATCATGGTCTGGTTGCGCTTGAACATGATCTGTCCGATGTTGCCGTAGAAGATCGTCACCCAGCTGCCGCCGTTCTTGTCGGTCGGCACGGTGAACCCCTTCATCATGACCTGCGGGATGGGCAACTGGAGGCAGTCCTCGTCGTTGCGGTAGACCACGGCGCGGTCCGTGGCCGGCGAGCCGGAACCCTGGCCCGAGATCCACGGGTTCGGCAGCGGGTCGATGACGAACTTCTCGCCGCTGGCGGTCGCGACGCAGTTATCCTCGATGTACTTCTTGATGCTCGTGACCACGCCCACGCCGCCGATTGCCATGGGGTTGGTGATGTATCCCCATTGGGTCCACGGCACCAGCATGTGGTTCGGCATCCCGTGCTCGATGTCGTAGACCGAGTTCGACATGACGGTCTCGATGGCCTGGTTCACGTCGTTGAGGATGGAATCGGGCGAAGACAGCTTCGTGTACCAGGTGCCGCCCGAGACGGTGAACTCCGGCGCGTTGGCGTTGTTCATCAGGCCGTAGGTGCCAAGGATGGCGAACTGGTTGGGGAAGCCGCGGTAGGCGACGTACTCAACGGCCTTGTCCCAGGTGTGGCGCACGCCCTTCTCATAGAGTTGCTGAAGGGAGATGGGTGGCGGGATGCCCATGCGCACGGCGGTTTCGATCCTCTGGAGGTCGAGGAACCGGATCACCATGGCGGTGGCCCAATCGACCGTGCGGAACACGCCCTTCTGGATGTCGGCGGAGACGGCCGCGATTTCCGTGTTGGCCGTGCCTTGCAGCCCGTAGAACTGCGTGGACGGCGAACCGTAGTTGGCCGCGAACGCGCTGATGAACTCCGGGAATCCGCCGCCGATGTCAACCGGCACATCGCGGGGATAGGTGAGCGAAACGAGCGGCTCGATCAGCTTCGGCTTGATGAGTTCAAGTTGGCTTGCGAGGAAAGCCTGACCGGAACCGCCAGCGGCGTCGAAGGCGCGCTGAGATTGTTTGATGGAGCGGAACATGATGTCTTTGTTCTCCTTTTTCCTTTGTGTTGTCTGCGCGCCCTAAGCGGCGTAACGCCTCAGCATGATGACTTCCACCATGTTGTTGGCATCCACGTCGCCGGTCTTGAAGACGAGGCCCGGAACGGTGATGGTGTTGACCCCGTCTGCCGCGGCTTCGACCCCACCGATCACCGTGCTGATCGCCGGATTGGAGACGACCCTGATGTACGCCTGCTGGTTGGACTGCGGCGTACCCGCCGCGAGCGTGACCAGGATGGCGCCCTGCTCCAGGACCTCGGCGATTTCGCCGGGAACGTAGTACCCGACGGTCTGTGCGCCGTAGGTGCCGGGATAGCCGAGCTGGGTCTTGACCTCGCGGACGGCGAAGCCGGCGAAGTTCGACAGGGCGGTGGCTGCGCTACCGCCCCCGTTGGCCATGAAGTCGGCGACGGATTTCCAGGTGCCCCCGGTGGTATCCGAGATCACAACGGCCGGATCGCCGAAGTTGAGGTTGAGGGTAGACCCCGTGTTGACGGGGCGTGCAACTACTACCGGATTCGGAATCCGCGACACCGCGCCGGGAAAGCCCAGGTTGACGCCGAGGACCGGAATGGTTTGTCCGAGACTGGTGATAGACATGGTTTACTTTTTCACCTCCGTGGTGTTGGTGCTTCGGCGGCTGTTGTAGGCCTCCTGAAGCGTCTGCTGATCTTCGGCCGACAGCGTGCGGTTGGAGCCGGCGGGCGCGAACTGGTTGCGGTTCTTGTAGCGGTCTTCGCCGACGTCGCCCGTGCGTACCGCGGCGGCCGAGCGCGCGAACTTTCCGTAGGCTCCGTCCGACGGCCGGCTGGAGCGCGTGAAGCGTGAGGCCAAACCGTTGAACGTGCGGATCAGGTCGCGGTCCCCGGTGCGCGCGATCCCCTTGCGAAGCATGTCAAGGATCTGCCGGGCGTCGGAGGTCCGAACCCGCTGGCTGCCGTCCAAGAAGCGATCTGCCGCCCGCGCCCTGCGGTCGGCGGCCAGCGTCTCGGCTTCCTCTTCCGGAGGCAGAGGCGGCGCTCCGTCTTCCTCGGCCGGCTCACCCTCTTCGATGGGCGCGACTTCGGAATGCTCCGCTTCCCCCTTCTCTTCCTCGAAGAACTGACCGACCAGGTTCTTCAGCTCGTCGAGGTCCACGTCTTCGGTCTCGTGCCCGCCGCCGAGTTCTTCCTCTTTGGCCAGCATCCGGTCGAGAGCGTCGTGCATCGCTTTGCGGCGGTCGTCGGTTCTGTGATCCTCCGCGCGGCGCCGGTCTTCGGCAGCTTTGTCTTCGGCAGCCTTTTTGTCCCTGGCTGCCTTGTCCTCGGCTGCTTTCTTGTCTTCAGCCGCCTTGTCCTCAGCCCGCTTGTCGTCAGTCTTCTTGTCGTCCGACTTCGCGAACTCCGAAGCCATCGCGGCAAGTTCCTCGGGCTTGGTCTCGGCGTCTTGGGCTGCGGCTTTGAGGCCGAGTCCGAACAGCTTTGCGAGACTCATAGGCTTGTGCTCCTTTGTTTTTGTGACCGGCGGAACCGCTCCCGGTTTTGATTGCTGCGCCTGCGGAATTTCCCTTGCGGGATCAGACGCCGCATCGTTGATTCGGGCCTCGGCTCCAGCTCGGCCCTTGCTATCGCCGCTTTCGGCGGACGAATCTTGAGAAACTTCAGAAACTTGGGGTGCGGAATCGTAAATCCGTGCGCTTGGACCTGCACGCCCCTTGTTGACCACTGCGACGTGGTTGACCATGATGTTACGCTGAACTACTGTTTTGCCGTCTAGGTCGATTTCGTAGGCATATCCGCAACTGACTTCCTTCTTGCGACCTTCTTTCACGTCAGTTAATAGCGGTTCCCGCTTAATGATCAGATCGCCGATCAGCGGTTCATCGCCATCTTCTAGCGGTTTCCCGCGACGCGGATTTTGAACGTGTCCAAATTCCAAGTCCTGTACGTTCTCCGGCGTTACGAACTCACCGCCGCGCGGATGATCGTTCGTGACGGATTTTCCGGGGACAGAAGCGATGGTATCAGGGGCGAACACTTCGGCTGGACTTCGATAGACCGGAACCGTGACGCCGCTGTCATTGGGATCTATTCCGATCTTGTTCAGTATTTGGCGAACCCGCTCACGAGATTCCTCGGAGTCGTGACCCTCCATCAACTCACCAACGCTGTAGTCCTGCCATCCCGTTCTCGCAAGCACGACCTGATCGCATACGATCCATCCTTCGGGTGTTTCGCCAATATGATCGGAGATTGGTGACGCCAAATAGGCTACGGCCATGCTATAATATCCTTTAGCCGCCTAGTGCCGGAGTAATTACCCGGAACGAACGCAGGTGCCTCACCTGCTGGCGGCCTTGGAGATGAGGCAAGTCGTTGAGGCATCGATGATTATCTATAAGGCAACCAACACCGTTAACGGAAAGTTATACATCGGTCAAACCAGCAGGACACTCGCCGTTAGAATCCGAGATCATCTTCGTGGCAGGGTTAATCACGGCATCCTCGGGAACGCCATCAGAAAATACGGTTTAGACAGGTTCACCTTTGAGGTCATAGATAAGGCTGATACGAAGCCCGAACTTGACGCCAAGGAAACCATGTGGATTACGCACTATGATTGCAAGACCCCGAAGGGCTATAACCTAACTAATGGCGGCGAAGGCAATGTAGGATACCGGATGCCTGAATCAGTACGCGCCAAAATAAGCGCTAAGGCCCGCGGAAGACGATGGACCGAAGAAGCCAAACGCAAGGTATCGCAAACTCTTAGGTCTATAGAACATTCGCCGGAAGTCCGAGAGGGATGGGCGAAGACCATGATTGCACGAAACAAAAGCGAGAAAGCGCGCCGCAAATCGTCGGCCCATATGACGGAATGGCACAGAACAACGGGCGGGCCGAAAGGATCGCATCATACTGAAGAAACCCTCGCCAAGATGACTGAAGTTAAGCGGCAATTCTGGAACTCCGAAGCCGGGGCTAAGGAACGTGAGCGCCGCCGTACTCTTCGGGGAACATATCATATGTCCGACGCCACCCGCAAACATCTAAGTGAAGCGCGTAAACTGCACTTCACTAAAATAGGTAGACCGCCAGTCTCGATCACTTGTATTACTTGCGGCAAAATCTTCACCGTCATTAATAGCCGATCTACTGCGAAATACTGCTCGTTAAAATGCTGGTATGGCCGGAAATAAACCTCGCGGATCTACTTCCGATCCTCCGTCGGAG